AACGATTATTTTCCAGAGCTAGACGGAAACCAATCTATTGACAACGGTAAGATGGGTAGAAAGTTATTTAAAGGTGGTGGTAGCCCCCAACAACAAACCACTACGTCTGAAATTGACCCTATGCTAAAGCCGTATATTTCCTATGGGCTAGATGAAGCTAAAAACCTTTACCAAGCAGGTGCTCCAGAGTATTATCCAGGTCAAACGTATATAGACCCATCTGCTGCAACTACCTCTGGGTTAGAAGCTGCACAGGCTAGAGCAACAGCAGGAAGTCCATTATTACCAGCAGCACAAGGGCAACAATTAAGCTCTATACAAGGTGATTACTTGTCCGCAGGCAACCCTTACTTTGCTAGCATGATGTCATCAGCTGCAGCACCAGTTATATCAGAATACAATAAAGCTACACAAAACCTTAACAGCACTGCATCACAAGCAGGAAGATACGGTTCAGGTGCTCAGGCACAAATGCAATCTGATGCTACTACTAACCTAGCAGATTCTTTGGCTAGACAAGGGGCTCAACTAGCTTATCAAAACTATGGTCAAGAACGTGGATTCCAAAACCAAGCAGTGGCTAATGCTCCTCAATTAGCACAGGCTGATTATGGTGATATACAACAGCTAATGAATGTAGGTAAAACACAAGAAGATTATTCAAGACAAGCATTACAGGGTGATATTGATAGATACCAATATGGTGCTAATGCTCCGCAACAACAGTTAGGTAGCTACTTGAGTGCAGCTTATGGTGCTCCAGCACCTATTAACAGCACTACCACTACATCAGGAGGTGGCAAATAATGTTTCAAATGTTAGCAGTTCCTTTAGCTATGGCAGCAGGCGGCTATATGCTAGATAAATATGCAATGGGTGGTGATGGCACTAAAGGTGCAATTATGGGAGGTGCTGCTGGTGCAGGTAAAGGTCCAGCAGGAGCAGCCGCAGGAGGAGGAACGGGAGCAGTAAATACAATGCCATTAGTACTAGACGGTCCATCCGCAGCTGGTGCAATAACTCCTAGTTTTTTTGATGGATTATCGTTAGCTAAAGGCGGTTATGATGCATCTGCTGGATTAAACTCTTTAAACTCTGGCTCTAATCTTATGAGTGCAGGAAACAATATTGCTTCAGCATCTAACGCATTTACATTACCAAGTGAAGTTAGCAATGTATTAGATATAGGAAAAGAATACGCTGGTAAAGCTTATGATTATGTAGACGAAGGTTTAGAAGGTATGTCTTTTTCAGACAAATTAAATGCAGGAGCATTAGGATACCAAGCATTAGGGCAACAAGACCCAACTATGCAAAGAGTGACTAACGGCGAGATGTTGCAATCACAGTACCAAAACCCAAGAGATGGATTATTAGATATATCCGTTGCAGGACCAACTGGTTCTGAAATGACACGAAACGAACTAACTCCAGAACAATTAGCAATGTTAGGTTTATTATAAGGAAAAAATATGGCTTTTAACCCACTAGATTACTTGAAAGATTTAGTCCCAGAAAACACCAATATATTTGGAGCTTCACCTAATCCCAACATAAAAAAAATGTATGATATGGGTTTGTTAGGAAAAGATAAGTATGAAGATGTGCTAAACAAAACTAATAGGCAATCAGTTTTTCAAGGTTTGTTAAATACAGGATTATCTTACGCTGCACAACCTAAAAATCAAAATCTTGGTAGCATATTTCCTTATCTTGCAAAAGCTGGTATTTCTGGAGTAAATGCAGCTCAAGGACGTTATGACCAAATGAGCAAAGATGCAATGATGAATCAACAGTTGCAAGAAATGCAAAGAGTTCAGACAGACAGAAATTTAACCACAGAATCAATAAATAAATTTATTACAGAAAACCCATCTTATAGTGCCATTACAAATTTACCTGTAGCTAATCAAGCAGCAATTATGCAAGATTTTTATAAACCAAAAACAGCAACAGCTCCAAATGTTAAATTAATGGCAATAGACGCTCTTGAAAAACAATACATAGCTAATGGAATGCCTGCTAACGAAGCAAGGAATCAAGCAATTATAGATGTTGCACAAAAGCCTGATACTGTTATTGATTTAGGGCAAAAAGCAGAAGGAAAAGTTCAGGAAAAGTCTATTGATTACTTTAACCAAGTTCAGCAAAACATAAATGCTGGCATACCAAATGCTACAGAGTTAGCTTATGCTTCAAGCTTGGTAGATGAAGCTGATAGTGCTCAAGGGTTTGGAGCGGAAACATTAACAAATCTTGACAATATGTTTAGTAGGCTTGGCATTGAGTTACCAGGAAACGAACAAAAACATTATATAAGAGCGTTAAAAACAGCACAAATTAAACTTGCTCTAGGTGAGAAAAAACCAGGAACAGGACCAATGACGGACAAAGATTTTGAAAACTTTTTAAGCACAACAGTACAAACAACTAATCCAAAAGCTACCAATCAAATTATCGCTTATGTTGCACAAGCAAAACAAAATATGCAAGAAGATTTTGCGGATGCTTTTGAGCAGGAAGTAAATGAAAATGGGTTTGGTACAAATGTATATTCTTTTGAAAGAAAATACTTTAAAAAGAATCGCAAAGCTTACATTGATGATGTTAAAAATAATATTAAAAAAATTATTGACCAAAATAAAGCTCCTGGTGCAGATTCAGGCGTTTTAGATATTATTAACAATGATTTATAATAAGGATACTTAAATGGCTTTAAATTATAACGAAGGCGATATATATAAATATATACCAGAATCATTACAAACGCTTGGCAGGGAAGCTAGAGGCGTTATTGAAGCTGGAACAACTGTAGCTACAAGTATCCCAGCACAGCTTGGTGGTATTGGTTATGCTGCGTACAAAGATGCTACAACATCTCCAGACCAAACTATGCTTAAAGAAGAGAAATGGCTAGAGAAAAATAAATCAAAATCTAGCCACCCAGACTATCAAAGAGTTTTAAAAGACTACGAATTTAGACAATCACAGATAAAATCACCTGAACAATTAATACAAGAAAAAACTAGCGATTTAACGTATATGCCTAGAAGCGAAGAAGGACAACGCAATATATCAGCATTAGGCAATGTTCTTGAAGTTTCAAAAATACCACCATTTACACCTGGAGTTGGAAATCTTGGCAGAATAGGATATAAAGGAAAGACTCCTATAGTAAAAAACGTTAACTCTAAACAAGCAACTACCTCTTCAGAATCTCTTTTTACTAGAGCAAAAATGTATTTTGATGAATCTAAAGAAGCTCAAGTAGACTTTAATAATAGCTCCATAATAGATTTAAGTAACAAAATGCTCAACACATTAAAAGCAGAAAATATTAGTAATGTTTCTAGCTATGGAGCAGCAGCGGACGCTTTAATTAAAAAAATACAGTTAAGAGCAAAAATGGGCAAGCCAGTTAATATTAATGAATTATTTGAATTTAGAGATTTAATTGATGATATACAAGTTACAACAAAACCAAAATCTAAATTTGCGTCTGGTTTATTAAGGGATGAGTTAGATGATTTTATTTCTTATGCTGACGAAGGAGTAATTGCTAAATCAAGCAAAGGAAATAAATCAAATATTGATGCTTTTAAAACAGGGCAAAAATATTATGGCAAAGCAAAAAATACAAATATATTAGAAGACCTTATTATTAAATCAGAAATGAGATTAGGTGCTAATTATACTCAAGCTCAATTAGTTGATGCAATGAAAAAACAAGTACAAACATTAGTTAATTCAGAAAAAAAATCAAGGTATTTTACTAAAGAACAAAAAAAAATATTACAAGATTTTGTTAAGGGCGGTAAAGTGGAAAACTTTTTGCAAAGAATGTCTAAACTAGACCCACAGCACGGTGGTTATGGAATGGGTCCCACCGCTGCTTTAACAGTCGGAGCGGGCATGGGATTTGGGGATGTTGCTGCTGGATTGTACGCTGCGGCAGGCTTAACAACACTTGGTAAATCAGCAGCTGGTGCAAGACAAGCATTAATGGAAAGCAATATTGCAAAAATGATTAACAAAATACAAAATCGTAAAATAGACGTAAAGCCTGGCTACAGACAATTAGACTTACAAACTGATTTAGGTCTTTTGGCTTTACCAAAAGAAGATTTAGTAAAAAAAGAAAAAGAAATGCAATTAAAATCTTTGTTAGATAACCAGTTAAGTTTTCCTCAAGGAAGAAGATAATGTGGCAAGAACTAACCCTACCCCCAATCAATTTATATAACGCACCGAAGGGAAACTAATGGCATCAACTAACCAAGTACAAGAAGTAAAAGCAGACTTACATACGCATGAAGAAGTTTGTGCCATTCGTTACGAAGGTATTAATGCAAGGCTTGCTAGGATGGAGAAGATTATCATGGCAGTATTTGCAGGCATTGTATTCTTATTAATTAAAGTATTAATTAGTTTGGGTGGGCTATGAAAGAAACTACTGTCATCATTTGTTTTGCAATCGTATTATTATGGAGCTACTGCTATGCCATCCTTGTTTATGCGTAAAATTTTTCTTGCAATACTCACCTTACTAGCAGTGCTACCTATTAGCCCTGTCATTGCTTGTATATTATATGGATGGATTTACTAATGTTATCAGCCCTTATAGCACCAGTCGCAGCAATACTAGATAAGTTTATACCTGATGCCGACACTAAACAAAAACTAGCCTTTGAGATATCTACACTAGCAGAGAAGCAAGCCCATGAGATAGCCATAGCACAGATAGCAGTAAACCAAGAAGATGCTAAAGGCAGATGGTTTCAAGCAGGATGGCGACCAGCAGTGGGATGGGTATGTGTAGCAGGATTTGCTATTAACTTTCTTGTATCGCCTTTACTCTATCCGTTAGGTATAATAGTACCACAGGCTGACACTTCTACTATGTTGCCAGTACTCATGGGTATGTTAGGTCTAGGTGGTCTGCGTAGCTACGAGAAAAAAAACGGATTAACTAAATAGTGGCTAAATTAAGAGGACTGTTGGAGCTAATGGATGAAGCTCTAAACATGGATGCTGCTTATGAAGGTGTAAAGCGTTTAGGTTTAAAGGAAGGTAATACAGCAGCAGATAGAGCAAAAGCTTTAGGGTTTGATGATAAAGCTTATTATCATGGAACTAATAAAGATTTTAACAGTTTTGACCCAAAAATAAAATCAAGAGTTCATGACTATTCCCTTGCTGATGGAAGCAGAAATGCTACTTATGTAACAGATATTCCAGAACTAGCAAATAGATACTCTATGAGTTTAAAAAATGGAGTAACGGAAACTTATGAGAACGCAAGAATTTTGCCTGTTTTAAAAAAAGGTAATTTGTTTGATAGCAAGAATCCAGAGCATATAAAACAAATAAACGATTTATTAACAAAACCTGAATGGAAATGGCATAACAATCAATTTATTGATGGTCCGTGGTATGAAATGGAAAGACCAGCAACACAACAAATTTTAAAAGATGCTGGGTTTGATGGATATATAGCAAAAGAAACTGGTGCTTTAAAAGAAGCAAGTAAATCAAGTGCTATATTTAACCCAGCAAACATTAGAAGTATATTTGCAAAGTTTAATCCTAAAAAAGCAGGTATAGGCGCTGGCTCTGTAATGTCAGCAGACTTACTTGCTAATGAAAACGGTCTATTGTCATCACCAGATAGAAACTCTATACTAGGATACATGGCAGATTCGTATAAATATATGGCAGATGAAGGCGGTTTGCTTGGAAATATATTGTATAGTGGTGGTGGGAAAGCATTAGATAATTTATCTTACGGAACAACACCAATGAAAAAAGGGTCTGGAAGATTACCGTCAACTCCCACCAATGAATCATTGCTCAATCTTATGGAGCTGTTTCAACTATGACAAGGTTAACACCTCACTTTACATTAGAAGAGTTTACCTTTAGTCAAACGGCTGCAAGAAAAGGTATAGACAATACTCCCCATGAAGGAATACTAGACAATTTATGTATATTAGCAAACGGAATGGAAAATGTTAGAAGTTTACTTAACGCGCCCATATATGTATCTTCTGGTTATCGCTGTCCTGAGCTTAATGATTTACTCGGCAGCAAACGAACCTCTCAGCACACTCAAGGTCTGGCTTGCGACTTTACATCTAACGCTTATGGCAGTCCTCAAATTATTTTTGCTGATATTATTACTTCCGACATTCCTTTCGACCAGCTTATTCTTGAGTTTGATAGGTGGATTCATATCTCTTTCGTTGAAGATGGCGGAACTCCTAGAAAACAGGCGTTAATTATTAATGGCGAAGGAGCAATGATTTACCAAAAACCATGAAAATATTAGTATTGGATATAGAAACATCTCCACATACAGGATTTCATTGGGGACTCTGGCAACAGAACATTAGTATTAATCAACTGATTGAAGCTTCTACGGTTCTTTGTTGGGCAGCCAAATGGGTAGGCGAAAAGAAAGTACACTTTGCCAGTATCCTAGAATCATCTCACAAACAAATGATTAAGCAGGTGCATCAATTAATAGATGAAGCTGATGCAGTCATTACTTACAATGGCAAACGCTTTGATATGCCAACCCTTAATAGAGAGTTTTTGCTGCAAGGTATGAACCCTCCTAGTCCTTACAGGGACATAGATTTACTAAACACCGCTAGAGGAAAGTTTAGGTTTGCTAGTAACAAGCTAGACTACATAGCACAAGAGCTTGGTGTGGGACAAAAGACCTCACATGAAGGTATGCCGTTATGGATTGAGTGCATGAGTAAGAATCCTAAAGCATGGAAGTTAATGAAAAAGTACAATTGCAACGATGTCATCCTAACAGAGCAGGTCTACGAAAAGCTCAAAGGCTGGATTCAAATTCACCCTAATCACAATGTATATTCTGACGGTATTGTCTGTATGAATTGTGGTAGTAAAAAATTACAAAGAAGGGGAACGTCACGGACTCTAGCAAAAACCTACGTAAGAGTACAATGTCAATCCTGCGGCAAATGGGGAAAGATAAACGAAACAAAAAAATACAGCTCGGTTATCAACATTTAAGGACACAAGAGATGGACATACAGCAAATATCAGAACACATCGTGGGTAAAACCATTGATGCTGTTGATGTGGTGTATGGCGAAGATACTATGGTTATTTATTTGGATGACGGAAGTTCTATTGAATTAATCGTTGATAGCATCTACGCTAACATTCCTGACCTAGATGATTAAAAACATACGGTCTGTAGCCCTCCCAGACGGCACTGTAAGCGATAACTATAGCTCGGAGTACATGAGGTACTGTGAAGCAAAAACAATCGCTAGGTGGGCTCTGGCGAAACGTAGACAATTTCTTGCAAAACTAACAGATACAAAACGAGTAGATGAATTAAAATCGTGGCTTACAATCATGTGGAAAATAAATGGAAAATATAAATAAATTATTAGAGGCAATAAGGCTTGGAAGTTCATCTTTCAATCTAAAACAGCCCTTACGAGAAACCCCTGCGTATGCAGATGTAGATAATATGGGGTTTTTAATTGAACCAGAATTTAGAAAACATAATCCAAACTTAGCGTTAAAAGTAGCGGCAGATGCTACCAATCGCACTACAGATTTATTTAATACAGGCAATGGGGTTGTTGGCGACATTATATTTGGTAAAGCAGGAACAGCGTTAAGTGATATGTCTTATGGGTACAATCCTAAAATTAATGATGCTGTTGATTTAGGGTTATTAGGAGTAGGTCCTTTTGCCGCTGGAGCAAAGGGTTTAGCTTCAGGAGCTAAATTAATAAATGATACCAATAAGTTTAGAAAAGCAAACGAATACACTCCAGATGAATTAAAATTATTAATGCAAAGAAGAGTTGTTGACGAAGCTGTACCAATGTCTTCTGATTACGCAAACAGAGCAGATACTTTTGGGGGAAGAAAAATAGACACAGATATAGCCAGAGAGTTATTTCCTGAATATAACAATGCTAATAGCTTGGTTAATAAATTAACTGATACAGTTGGTAGTCGGTATAGAGCAGCAGATGTTCATACGGGTGCTAGTGCTTTATCTAAATTACGATACGAAGAACTATTAAATGCTCCTGTACCAAGTGGAATTAAAAATAAAGTAACATTTACCGCAGGAAGCTCTGGTGCTGGAAAAAGTAAAGGCTTACTAAATTTGCCTAAAAGGCAGCAACCAGATTTTAACTCTAAAGTTTATTACGATACTAATTTTTCTGACTTTAATAAAGCTAAAAGTAAAATTGATGAGGCTATAAAATCAGGGGATGGAAAGACACCTGTAGATATATTTTATGTAAATCGTGGGTTAGAAGATGCTTTTAAAGGAACAATAAATAGAACGGCAAATCAAGCTGAAAATTTTGGGTCTGGCAGAGTTGTAGATATTGACACTATGTTAATGACAAATTTAGGTTCTTTAAAAACCATTAAACAATTAGATAAGTCTTACAAAAATAATCCATTAGTTAATATAAAAGTTGTAGACAATACTGGGGATAAACCTTTTATTTCTTCTATTAAAAATTTGCCTCGTGCTAAATCTAAAGCAGCAGCAGAAAAAGATTTGTTTAAAATACTAAGAGAAGAAAGATTAAACCCTGAATCAAAATTAACAAAAGAAGCTTATGAAAGAATTTTAAATGGGCGACCAGACCCTCTTGCAGATATTGTGCAAGAAGGACAAACGCTGGGAGATTTAATTTATGGGTATTAAGTTAGCCAAGTAATTAATCTGCCAATAGGTTTGTTTGTATTAATGTAGTAACTAAAAAATTTATTAAGCCATCTGCCAAATGCGTACTCACTTCTTCTGTCCCAAGCTTTTACTTTCATAGCAATTCTAGCTCCGTTTTTATCCCACCATTCTTTTTCCTTGTCATTAGCGTTTTGTAAATTTTCTAAAAATACTTTATCTTTCACTTTACCCTCCTTTATATATCTATTATAACATCAATCAAAATTATTTCCAGGACTAGCGTAATAATCAGCACCACCCCCAGCATCTTGCCAAGAGTATAATTCTCCAGTTTTGGCAGTTAATTTATCCATTACCTTTCTATTCATACAAGTCATGTAGCAAGGGTCAGGGTTTGTATAACTAGCTTTATGGTAAACCCCATAATCATCATACTTTTGTGCCATTCTTTTAGTAATTTTATAAACTTTGTTACCAACCAAAAACAAACCAAAATTTTTATTTTGATATTTTAACATTTAATCTCCTTTGTTTTTTATTACAATTTTAGCAGCTATCAACCTTAAATCATCTTCTGTAGTATTCAACCATGCACACATTTGTAATGCTTTTATCATGTTTTTTAATGCGTACTTAGGCTGATTACCAACTATTTTTTTTGCTTCTTCATAAGTCATTTTATATTTTCTCCATTTTTTTAAATAAGTTTTATATTTTGTCATTTTCTAGAATTTCTTCACGCTACAATTTTCTTCCATTTTTTTAAATAACAATCTTTTTGCATTATTCATAATAGCAATTGCTTGGTTTACGTTGACAGGACCAACCCACCCTTCATTCTCTTCGCCATTCAGGTCTGGACCTAGCAGCTCTTGGCAGTCACTCAACATTCCAGCTATGTACATCAACTCTTCGTCTATTTTTCTCATTTTATATCTCCTTCATTTAAAAATCTTTTTGATAGTTCGTTACAATCCAAGCAATCTCCTACATCATCATTGCTCATATATTTTACAAGCATTATTACAGCTGCTCTTGCATCTAACAAACCCTCATCTACTAATTCAATCAAATCTTCTCTATAATCCATTTTTATCTCCTTTGTTTTAAAACCCTACATACACATAATAACAAACTGACAGAATAATGCAAGTTTTTTTACAAATTATTTTAATATTTATTTTAGGCAAAAAAAAAGAGCCGAAGCTCTTCTTTTCTCCTAGTTAAAATTAATCAGGTCTACTTCTAACATAAGCTTTAATGCCTAATTTTTGCAACTCATCAACCATAGCATTTGCACCTTGAATTTTTAAATCCATACTTTGACCATAGTGACCGACTACTTGCTTGATACTATAATCTACTACTTTTGGTAACCAGCTTTTTCTAAAACCTAAAGCCATTAGGTCTTTAGCTTCTTTGCTGTTAGTCCTAGTCACAGGAACTTCTACCCAAGCAAAGCCACAGTATGCAGGCTCTCCATGTTTGTCAAAGTATTGTTTTTGAGCGTGTTCATTTGCTGTTGTTAATATATCTTTAATAACATTTGCATTTTTTCTAATGTCCATTATTTTTCCTCCGCATTAAATTCTGCCATTTCATATTCCCAGATACCTGGAATTTGTATTGCTTTATTTTTTGAAATTTTCCATTGATTTTTTTTGCCAATGCCTTTTTTTTCAGCTTTTAAAATTGCTTCATTTATATTTTCGGCAACAAACATATAAGCAACATTGTTTTTAATCAAAGCAAATGCCGGTCCATCTCCACCGCCTTGAATTAATTTAATGTCTATTTTAGCAATGTCCATAATTTTCTCCTTTGTTTAAATTACATAACCATAATACCAAAAAAGAAAAACAATGCAAGTGTTTTGTTAAATTATTTTAAATTAATATCTACATGATTATACCAAGCCTTTATAATTCCTTTTAATCTTTCTTCTCCAGAACCCATTTCAACTATTTTTTTATTAACAAACTTAAATATTTTCCCAATCTTTCTTCCTTCGTGATTTGAATATCCCTGAATAATATATACATTAAAATTATCTAATGTAGACAAACCTCGTAAAGTTATTTCTTGTCCTAAACTTATGTGCTCACCAGCCATCTTCCATTCACCAATAAAAAACTGTTGGTTTCTTTCAAATATCATATCTATATCAGAAGGCATAGCTTTGGGATTAGTAGGAATAACGCCCGACAAAAACCCAAAATCTATATGTGCTGCACTAGGGTTTCTCATTGCTGGTTTCATGCGTATATTCTTTTTCCTACCATTGTTAAAAGATTATCCATAGCCAGGTCAAGTTTCAGCTCATAATACACAGGCTTTTTACTACCTAACCACCTAGCATATACCGCCTCCCTTTGTTCTTTATCCAAGCTATGAATACAAGCATTTAATATCTTTACATTTTCACTATCTGTTTTTCCTACCATGTCTTCAAAAACATCTGCCGTAGATTCTCCTCCAGATGACATATATGACACTTTGTTAGGATAGCCTAGCTTATGATTGTCTGATTTCATCCAACTAGACCAATCATCTAAAATTACCATTAGCCGTTCAATTCTCATAGTTATTATTGTATATAGAATTAGTGTATCCCATTGACAAAGGAGTGGTAAAACTTCCTCTTACATTAGGAAACTGCTCTGCTTTGTATTTTTTCCCCTTTAAATCTTTTGTATCTTCTATAAACTTGCTGTGCTGCGGAAACCATATAGCCTCCAACATAGACCTATTTGGTTTAGAATAAATAGTGTACCTTTGTTTTTTTTCTGAAACTAAATCGCCTTTAGTCACAATGGTTCTTATTAAATGATTAACTGACTTTGCATCTAGCCCAATTAATTTAGATATTTCTGGAATAGTTAATTTTGCATCGCCATCAAACAAATTTACTATCAAAGCACATACTTCATAACGCCGAAGCTTTCTGCCATCATAAAACTCATACATATGCAAATTACCTTGATTCTTTATTGGTTCGTATTTCATATTTTGCCCTTTGTAATAATTCTAGTTGTTTGCTCATTTAATATTTGGTAGTGAGTATTATTTCCGTGTGGTGTAAAAGTAATGCTGTACGGATAACCCTCTACTCTAAAATAATCAACTTTTATCTCCTTTTTCTTTTCCTCTTTCTTTGTCATTTTTACATACTCCGTTTAAATGCCTGTCATGCCCACACCACCATTTTTTAAACCAAAAATTAGCAGTGTTGCCACAGACATGGCACAGGTGAGGTTTGTTTAAATTAATCTTCATCATGCAATTCTTGTTCTTGCATTTGTAACATAACTTTAGTTTTTATATCTTGTTGTTCAGCTACATAGATTTCTTTTTCTTTGTTTCTATACCAGTCCATTTTATCTATATCAGATATGGCATCCTCACCTTCTTTGTAACCTATTCTTGCCCTGTATTTCATTTGAGTTCCTTTTAAATACCCAAGATACTCTTCTGGCGTTAGTTTAGCTTTTATATAATCAATGTTTTCTATGCCACCAATTTTATAATGCTCTGGGTTTATTTTATCTGCCATTATTGTTTCTCCTTAATATCTCTAATATCAATACATTCTTTTTTAGTTTTTAAAAACACATTACCATTAGCTTCTATACTTTCATACAAATAAAAGTTCTTACTATGACAATGATAATTCTTATGCTGTGGCATAGTATTAATTGCTATAACTATCATGCTCACAATAAATACAACTAATGCTAATTTTGCTAACCATTCTTTCATCATTTTCATTACCTCCTTATCATACATCTGTCATTATATTTAAACAACTTATCTAGTATAATAGAGCCTTGATTAACCAATAAGGACTCTACTATGTGGACAAAACCATCAGCTACTGAAATGCGTTTCGGCTTTGAAGTTACTATGTATGTAATGAACAAGTAATACTTGTAATACACTAACCCTCAAGTTCTCAATGAAATGCCATTAGACCAATTCCAATGACACTTACCTTGAGGGCAGTGTAACCTTAATGCCTAAAAAGGCATATCCTCAAAATCTTCTAACTCTTGTGCTGCTGTAGGAGCTTGTGGTTGACCACCAGAATCTTTATTCATAAAGACTTTGTTGTTACCTAAAATTGCCCCTCTAGTACCAGCCTCTCTTTCTTCTGCCGTAACAGATTGCGTAACCATTCCGTTGTTACCAAACTTGTCTGAAGTATCCGTATCAATAAAAGTTGTTACGTCCAGGTAAGTACCTTTTGCTCCTTTATAAAGTTTATCTTTGTCAATCTTTGTTACATCAATTCTTAAACTTACCCCTAATACTGCCATGTTATTTCTCCTAATTAAAATTAAACTCTGGTTTCCTCTTATAGCGAGGTGGTTCTTTATCTTCTGCAACATAAACTAAAAACTCTTCAGCTTTAGGTATGTACCAGTCAATAAATTCTTTATCGTATTGTACCAACTCCGTATGAAATTCCTCTGGAGTCCATACAACAAAATGTGCTGCAACTGCATTACTGCATAACATCTGTATCTGCATCTGTACCCAATACCTATCTGGGATAGTTGGGTATATTTTTTGTGTGAATGGGCATTTAATCTCAACAGGTATTCCGTTAAGAAAAGCATCTGCTGAAGCACCAATAGGTAAATCAGGATGCACTATTAATTTATTACCATTCTCACATATATCGTTCATGTGCTTTTCAAATGCTCTCAATGCAGTTTCTTCGTGGTCAGTTCCCCACTGAGTCATTTCATTTCCAGCAAAAGGTGGTTCACGCAAAGTCTTTTCACGCCATAACTTTTGCCTTTCATAAACTGCTCCCCAAGCTTGAGAAGCAGTTATGATGTTATGCCTACGATTATCCTTCAGATGTGCGTTTGAGCTCATTAGCATAATCCCTTAATTCTGATTGTTGAATGTCTGGCAACTCAAAATAAGCTTGCTTTAGGCTTCCCATTTCGTGAGCTTCCTTTAAAGTTTGCTTGGCATCATCAAGTTCTTTTTTAGTGGACGGTTTATTTACCATAGAGTTATCTTTGGTATCGGCATCTTTAGTATCATCTAGCAACAACAACCCAGCTAACGCATACTTTCTCGCATAGGAACTAGAGCTACCAAAACTCTGGGCAATGTCCATGCCTTTGCGATTTGGATTAATGCCTGCTTGAGCTTTAACGCTAATAGCATTTTCACCCACCTGAAATACAACAGTTGCATCAATATATATATGCTCATTAACAGACTTCACTTCATCTGTAATTAATATAGTGGCATTGTGTTTAGCTAATAAAGGTTTAACAGCCTCTAATATATCCTCACAGCTTCGGTAATTGTAATTACCAAATTTATTAACTTGACCTTTAGGTGCTTTTATTTCTGTTTGAATTGCAATTAATTCTTTCATTTATTTTTCCTTTGTAAAAATTATTTCTGCTATGCAGCCAATTGACCCTAACAAACCAATCACAAACCACACTCCCATATAAAATATTAAATCTTCAGTCATTATTTTGCTCCTTGTAATGCCATAATTAATTCTTCTTTAGCTTCTTTACATAGTTTGTTAAGCATAGCAGTTGGTCCTACATTTAAAATAAAGCTACTAAATTCCTCAACAACAAAATGTTGGTGTGCTTCTTCTTGAGCCTGCTGTACTTCCTTTTCTTCTAGCAAATTTTCAAACTGTTGCTCTAAATAATCGTTGTGTAATGAACTCATTTGTTTCTCCTTTGTTTAAATTACAAAAGAACTATACCATACTTAAAAAATATATGTCAAACTTTTTTAATAAATATATTGCAAATAGTTTTATCTTCAAGTATTGTTATGAAATGCAATATTGCATAAATTAGAAAGGAAAACAAATGACATATAACGAAGCAATAAAACTATACGGCAATAGTCGTAGAAAAATGGCAGAAGATTTGGGATTGTCGGTACAGGCAGTAGCTCATTACGGCAAGAACCCAGACCAGGAATTACCTCCTGCTAGAGTGTTTATGATTAAAACAAAATTGGCATTAAGGGATGTGCCTAATATTACAATAAAAGCTAAAGGGGAAGTAGTTAAAGCTGGTTAGTTTACAAAAACAAAGGAGCAGTAATGTACAAAATTAAAAATTGGGATGAACACCAACCAAGTTTACGACCAGATAGAAATGTTATTTGGATTAAAGTTTACCGCAGGATTTTAGAGGATTACGATTGGGGTAATTTATCCGATAGTAATAAAGCAACCCTAATTGAATTGTGGTTATTAGCATCAGAAAATGAGGGTAATTTACCAAAGGTTGAGGAGATTGCTTTTAGGTTAAGAAGAGATAAATCTTTTATAAACAAACAGTTAAATGAGCTGTCATCATTTGTTTTACCAGTCGCTGACGATTCGGCAACAAGTCGGCAACAAGTCGGTAGCCTAGAGGTAGAGGTAGAGGTAGATAAGAGTAGAGGTAGAGTAGAGATAGATGACGGTTTTAATATATTTTGGAATATGTACCCTAGAAAAGTTGGTAGGGCAAAAGCTGAAATAGCTTGGAAAAAACATAAGCCTAATATTGACAATGTTGTTAACACTTTAACATGGCAGAAAAATAGTAAACAATGGTACAAGCAAGATGGAGATTTTATACCTAACCCTGCAACATACATTAACCAACATAGATGGAAAGATGAACCAACAGAGGAGGTTACGTTTTGATTAACGAGGATAAAAAAACTTTTGCAGAAATGCTAAACACTATGTTTGATATTTACGGAAGAAAAAATGCTGACCAAAATCTTATGAGAGTATGGTGGAATAAGTTATGCAAATATGATTTGCAAGTTGTGAGCAGCTCTTTTGATACTTACACTAGCAACTCTAATAAATGCCCAACACCTTACGACATAATTATTCTTTGCAGAAGCCATGTTGAGGCTAAAAAACAAGCTTTACCTAAACCAAAGGTTAGTCCTATTAACAAAGAAAAGTTAAGAAAAGAAATGAAAGACCTTGCAAGTAAGTTGGGGTGGAAATAATGATTATTTACACATTAGATAAAAACAATATGAATGGATTGATTGAAAAGCTACAGCAGTTAGACAAAGAATCTTTATGGACCGTAACTGTAAAACCATATAAATCTACTAGGTCGCTAGACCAGAACGAGTATTACTGGAAGCTGGTAACTGAACTTGCAGACTATTTTGGTTTAAAATCTAAAGATGAGATGCACGAAGTGTTATTATATAAACTGCTATCGGAAGAAAAACAAATTAAAAATTTAAAAGTAATGACTATTGGAAGTACAACAAAATTAAATGTAAAACAATTTAACGAGTATCTGGAACAGGTTAAAGAGTTTGCAAGAGGGTATGGGTTTAAATTAAATGAAGAACAAGGAGAAAAATAATGAAAAAAGTTTATGATATATGGGTTGATTTAAGTAAAGAGTTAATAACGGTAAAAGCAGAAAACTTAACAGAAGCTTTACAAGAAACAAAAAAAGAATTAAATAAAATAATTGATAGCATTAGTGAAAAAAACCTCAAGAAAGAAATAGATACCGACAGGGGCTTGTATTATTATCAATTTAAAGAGAAAAAAGAAAATACATATGACGAAACAGATATTGTCATATATGACAGTTTAGATTATTCATATGTGGATGGTAAAAAATATGGTAACTTTTCAGGCTATGATTTGTTTAATTGGGAGAGCCCTGAATTAGAACATCTTGTAACTCATGGTGTTTGTTGGTGTTGTGACCACATATTTCCTAAAAAAGATTTAAATGATTGTTGGGATACAAAAGATAATATTTTAGAAAGTAAATGTAAAGAAAAAGGTTTGCATTACGAGTATATTGAAGATTTCCCTTCTATTTGTAATAAGTGTATTACTGATGAAGCATATATGGTTGAATACAACAGGGTTAAAGAAATTTATGAAAAAGTCTAAAACTAAAGACGAAAAACAATGGCTAAATAAATTGGCAGAGTCTGGTTGCTGCATTTGTCGTAAATATCACGGCATAACTGATGCACCTCCATGCAACATACATCACATTAGAGAGGGACTTGGCATATCGCAACGCAATAATTCGTATATGTGCCTGCCTCTATGCCACCACCATCATCAGGGAAAAGATGGTTTTCATACAAGCCCAAAACAGTGGATAGAAAAGTACGGCAAAGAAAGTAAAATGCTAGAATGGGTATTAGATAATTTATAAACAAAGGAGATATTATGAAAAAAACATTATTAATTGCATTGTTTTATGTACCAATAGCTTTAGCTGAGTCAGTAAATTACTTCAGTCCTGATGATGGTCAATTGACTATTGTAGACAATGCACAAGAGGTTAGGGTAATTGTAGACCAAAACGGTTCACAAGGGTTAGAGATAACTCCAAGTACAGAAGGTCAAACATTTGTTTATGGTGATGAACTAACGGTTATTGAATCAACACCACTAGGAATCATCAGTTACTAGGAGTAAATTATGATAGCTGAGTTTGTATTAGTAGTAAGTGTTACCGCACCAATAGAGCATTTTAAATACATTGGTCATTTTACTAGCTGCAACAAAGCACAAATTTATGTTGAGCTAAACATTCCAGATGCTAAATCAACAAGGTGTTTGCTAGAAGATTACATTTACTTACCAGAGGATTTAAAGAAACGCACAATTAACATTCACAACAACTGTAAAATAGAAAGGACTTGCAATGGGAAAAGGTAGTGGTAGAAGACCAACTGATGAAAAAAAGTTTGAAGATAACTTTGATAGAATATTTAACAACAAAAAGGATAAAGATGGCAAAGACAAGCCCAACCCAACGAACACTAGCCCGCCTAAAAAGTGAGGATTATGATTTGGTAGCTATTACCGAACGCTGGAATCCATTTGCCAAGATACGCCAAGACCTTTATGGGATTATAGACATATTAGCTATTAAGGATAAAGACACTATAGCCCTCCAGGTAACGAGTTACAGCAACATTGGTGCTAGGGTAAAGAAGATAACTGAAAGTCCTGCCTTGCCCTTCCTGCGAGCTGCTGGGTGGACTATATTGGTAGAAGGATGGAAGAAAGAAAAGAACGGCAGATATACCTCCAGAATTGTTGACTTATCTTAATTTAAAATAATATGACAAAAGACTTGCATTTAATATAAAAGAGTGTAATATTGTTTATGTAGTGATTAATAAACAAAGGAGATACAAAATGACAAAATATAAAACTTACTTAAAAAATAAAGCTATAAATTTTGGTGCTGGGTTTAACTTTAACCCTGATTTAGAAGAAAAAATGCCCACCAATAAGGAGCTACAAGCATGGTACGAATTATTGCTAGATGAAAAAGCTCCTGATTGGAAATGGGATGAGTTTTGGAAAGGTTATTATTATAACGGTGTAGGATTTGAATATCTTATGGCAGACCAATAATAATAAACAAAGGAGAAATAACATGAGAGAATACGGAGATTTGAACGGGGATGAGGATGACATTGCTTATAAGAATCAGCTTATAGAAGAAAACAATCCTAACGATGAACCAAACTTTGATGATTGGGAGGTAGCGTAATGACTAAAACAGAAAAAGAGTTTGACGTAGGTTACCAAGTAGGCGTTAAGGCTGCAGGACTTTTAGAAAAGAAAGAAAAGAATCCTAACCATAATCATATAGCAGGGTTAGTATCTAGCGTAATGAATCTGCTGTACTTTTATGCCCCGAAGGAAGAGTATGCAGATGAGTTGCTAGAGTTTGCCGTAAACTTTGCTAAAAAAGAATTAAGCTCTAAGTCTTGATTTTTATTGTAAACTTTGGTATAATCAGGGCGTTGGGATAACTTCGCCCTGAAGTTTCTCACACTCCTTTGTAACCCCACTTTAATCGGTGGGGTTTTTTATTTTATAGGAAATTATATGTGGTCATGGCATTTATTTTTAGGCTGTCAGTTTGGAATTGAATGGTATGAAGCTGATAAATCCCTTGCTAATTCGTCTGTTGGTAAATTTAGCTACTTTATTATTGACATAGGATGCGTAAGAATACAGAGGGCTGAAAGAATTGAATCACAATGATAATAATGAAAAAACCAATGAAAAAAAGACCAATGAAGAAAAACAAGAGGACTTACGCAGGTGGTTTGAAGCTCAACAGGATTGTGTGTAATGGGTGACAGATACACAACGATTCCTTTTTACGACCAATACCCTAACAGAGGCTTTGGTGAGTTTGGATTAAACCCTGAAGATTTAGCAATGGCAGGAAACTTTACTAACCAAGCATCACTACCAAACAATGGTTTATTATCTACTACACTAGGTGCAAGCTATCAGCCTACTGCTGAAAACACAATCAACCCTAGAGCAGCTATAGAGTATCAAGACCCATCAGGCTTAAACATAAACGCCTTAATGGATGAGTACAGAAAAACAGCAGGTGCAGAATACGGACCAGCTTATGCTAACATCACACAGACAGATAATGATTTAATTAAACAACTGGGCTTACAAGGGCAGAACTTTGGTGCTAATATTACTGATAGCAATCAGGGAGCTGAATTTGGATTAAACGCTTTGCTTAATATGTTTGGCGGTCAAGCAAGTGCAGCAGCATATAAGAACCCAGAAGATAAAGGATTAATGTTTAATTTTACTAAAAGCTTTTAAATAACTACGGAGCAATGACCTCGCAAGAGAGTTGCTAAACAATGGATAAAGATGAAATAAAAGAATTGGCTGCTAAACGCAGTTCAGAGGCAAATAAAGGTAACCAACATTCTAGCAAAATCAATAGGTTGCTAGGAGAAACACTTAAACGCAGGTTAATACAAGAAGAAGCTCAAAGAGCTAACAAAGTAGTAGAAGCTTTATTGCGTAAAGCAGAAGACGGAGATGTATCTGCTATTAAAGAAGTGTTTGACCGAAGTGATGGTAAAGTTATGCAAGAGAGCAAAATCTCTGGTGACTCTGACCAACCACTCATCATTCAAGTTGTTACAGGAATTGATGACAACGACTAAAAAAGTCTATACTAGCTACGAACCAAGAGAACCTCAAAGACAAATTCACAAAGCTGTAAGAGAAAATCGGTTTGTAGTAGTAGTAGCCCATCGGAGAATGGGTAAAACAGTTGGAGCAATTAACCAGCTAATACACAGTGCACTAAATTGTAAATTAAAGAATCCACGCTTTGCTTTGATTAGCCCTACATACTCACAAAGTAAAAGGGTCAGCTGGGATATGCTGACAGAATATACAAGACCATTAGGTGCAGTAAATAACATTGCAGAATTAAGGTCTGACTTTTTAGACGGAAGACGAATAAGTTTATATGGTGCAGATAACATTGATGCACTACGAGGTATATACCTAGATGGCGTAGTGATTGACGAATACGCACAAATTAACCCTAGTTTGTTTAGTGAGATTATACGACCAGCAATTGCCGACAGAAAAGGTTGGGTAATGTTTATTGGTACTCCTAAAGGCAAAAACCATTTTGCTACATTACGAGATAAAGCAAAGCCAGGTAAAGACGGATGGAAGCTGCTAGAGTTTAAAGCTAGTGAAACTGGATTAGTAGACCAGGATGAATTAGATGCAGCCAAGAAAGAAATGGGTGANGATAAATACTCACAAGAGTTTGAAGTAAACTTTCACACTCCAGTTGAAGGTGCTTACTACGGAACGCTTATTAATGACTTGGAGTTTAAAGGTCAAATATGTGACGTGCTAAAAGATGACATAGCTAAAACCTTTTGCTCTTGGGATTTAGGCATGGGAGATTCTACCGCAATATTTGTTGCACAGATTATAGGACAAGAAATTCACATCATTGACTATATGGAAAATCATGGTCAAGGGCTGGATTACTATATTAACTGGTTAAGAGATAAACGATATGACACAGCAGAAATGCTGCTGCCACATGACATTCAAGTAAGGGAGCTAGGTACTGGAAAGTCAAGGCTAGAGGTATTACAAGAATCAGGGTTAAATTGTAGGGTAGTTGCTAAACTTGGAATAGATGATGGCATCCAGGCGGTGCGTAGAATACTTCCTCGCTGCTGGTTTGATACCAAAGTAAAAGATGCAGTTGATTTATTACGGAACTATCGCAGAGCATATGACGAAAAGCGTGACGTGTTCTTTGACAAACCTGTCCATGACTTCACCTCTCATTGTGCAGATAGCTTTAGATATTTAGCTATCGGATTAGATGAACGAGATGACGGATGGAGCAAACCACTTGAGATTAATAAACAATGGATAGTATAAATGAAAGATAAATATAAAGACTTTGATATTGATTCAGACGATAACTTAACATTAGTTAATCTTATTGGGTCGCATATTGATGATTCGCTAGGATACATTTCTACCGACACATCTCTTGAACGAGAAAAAGCTTTAATGTATTACATGAGAGAACCCTATGGCAATGAAGTTGAAGGGCGTAGCCAAATTGTAACTGGTGAAGTTGCCGAAGCTGTAGATGGTGCATTGCCACAAATTATGAAAGTGTTTACCCAATCTAATAACGCAGTGGTTTTTGAGCCAGTAAATGAAGGCGATGCAGAGATGGCTGAACAAGCAACAGCTTATGTAAATCACATTTTTAATAAAGACAATGATGGGTTTGAAATAATGAACTCATGGTTTAAAGATGCTCTGCTTCAAAAGGTAGGCGTAGTAAAAGCTTATTGGGATGACAAAAAAAATACAACTAAAGAGAAATACCAAAACCTAACTGAAGATGAACTTGCAATGATTATGCAAGACGAAGAAGTTGAAATTGTTTCTCAAGATACTGTTGAAGAAATTATAGAGCAAGACCTACAGCCAATGGTTGACCCTATGACTGGACAGCCTGTAATAGATGAAATGGGTATGCCAATGATGATGGAAGTACCTCCCATTATTAATGTTTATTACAATGTAAAATGTAAACGCACCATAGATTCATCTAAAGTTAAAATAGAATCAGTTGCACCAGAAGAGTTTTTAATTGACAAAAGAGCAGTAACTATTGACGATGCAACCTTTGTTGCTCAACGTAGTTTAGTTCCACGCTCTGAATTGATTGCTATGGGTTACGACCCTAAAGTAGTAGAAACATTATCTACTGGCGACACACTAGACTTTACTCCAGAAAGAATTGCACGTTACAGCAACGGTGAAGAACCATTTAGCACTAATGACGTTAATGATGAATCAATGGAGTTGATTGAGTATTATGAATGTTATGTAAAAACTGATTTAGATGAGGATGGCATAGCCGAGCTACACAGAGTTTGCTACGCAGACAACAAGGTATTGATGCACGAAGAATGTGACTATGTTCCGTTCCATAGTGTTTGCCCAATACCTATCCCTCATAAATTCTTTGGTCAGTCGTTAGCTGACAGGACAATGGATTTGCAACTGGTTAAATCTACTATTACCAGACAGATGCTAGACAACCTTTACCTTACTAACAACTACCGAGTAGGTGCAGTAGAAGGACAAGTCAACCTTGATGACCTTCTTACATCTACAGCAGGTGGCGTAATAAGGATTAAAAACCCTAATGCGTTAGTACCTTTATCAGTGCAATCAAGTGCAGGGCAATCATTTCCTATGCTTGAGTATTTGGATACTATTCAAGCTAAACGAACTGGCGTATCAGAAGCTTCACAAGGGCTTGATGCCAACATATTACAGAATGTAACTGCTACAGCAGTATCTGCTATGTCAAATGCAGCAGGTGGCAAGATAGAACTTATAGCTCGTATCTTTGCTGAAACAGGCGTTTCATCCTTAATGATGGGAATATTACAGTTAGTTTGTAAATACCAAGACAAAGAACGCATCATTAAAATTAACAACAGTTATGTTCCAATGAACCCTAGAGAGTGGACCACACAGTACAACCTTACGGTTAATGTGGGATTAGGTACTGGTAGCAAATCAGAGCAGTTAGCTGTTATGCAAATGATTCTTGATAAACAAGAGCAGATGCTGACACAGTATGGACTAGGTAATCCTTTAGTAAGTATTAAACAATACCGAGATACCCTAGCTAAATTTGTCAACATGGCTGGATTTAAAGATGAGTCTGGATTCTTAAAAAATCTTACTCAAGAAGAGTCTGACCAATTAGCTCAACAACAAGCACAACAACCACAGACTGACCCTAATACTGAAGCAGCTAAAATACTTGCACAAGTAGAACAAGAAAAAGCACAGATGCAAATGCAAGCCAAAATGGCTGAACTAGAATTAGAGAAACAACAGTTAGAACTTAAAGTGCAAAAAGAAATGCTTGAGCTGCAACAAAAACAAGCACAGTTTGAAGCAGACATGGCTATGAAAGAAATGCAGCTAATGCAGAAAGCACAGAATGATAACCAGAAAAATGACATAACTCAATCTAAAGAGCTCATAAACGCTTTAGATAAGATTAATAAAATTGCAGGTATGTAATGACCAAATCAGAAGCTTTTAGAAACCTTTTGCAAAGTCAAGAACTGAATGACGAAATGCAAGAGATGCAAAACGAACTAACCGAACTAATTATTAACTCTGATTCTGACCAACAAAAAGTCCGAGAGGATGCTTACGTCAGGATTAAAGTTATCAACGAAATCATGAACCGTTTTAAATCCATTGCAAAAGACGATGAGATTAAAGACAGGGCATGGAAGATATTATAGGCAATTGCCTTTAATGGGTATCCTCCCCTAGAGGAAATTAAGGAAACACAATGAGTGAAGAAGCCATGACTCCCCAAGAGGGAAGTGGAGAACTAACAATATCAGATGCAACTTCTGCTATAGAAGGTATGTTATCTGCAAGTGAGGACTCCAACGAGCAACCAGAAGCTGTAGAGAATACAGAAGTAGAAGAAGTAGAGGAATCAGAAGAGGAGGTTGAAGAAGAAGCTGAAGAAGTTGAAGAGGCTGAAGATGATACTGAAGAAGAAGATGACTCCGAGATTGAGGACGAAGAAGAAGTTGAGGAAGAACAGACTTTCACCATAAAAGCGGCTGGTGAAGAAAAACAAGTTACCCTTGATGAACTTAAGAAATCTTATCAACTTGGCTCTGACTATACTAAAAAGACTCAAGAAATAGCTGAACAGCGTAAAGTTATTGAAACCGAAGCTAAAGCTATTATTGAAGCTAGACAAGTTAGGGATGAGTATTCACAAAAATTGCAGGCAGTACAACAATTCTTGGTTGGCAGTAATGACCGACCAGAAGATTTAGCTGCAATGAAAGAGAACGACCCAATAGGATATGCAGTTAAGGTCGCAGAAATGACCGAGAAGAAAGAACAACTACAGCTAGTGCAAGCTGAACAACAACGCATTGCTCAACAGCAACAAGCGGATAGGTCAGCACAAATGCAAAAAGTTGTAGAACAAGAANCACAAAAACTAGCACAATCCTTGCCAGAGTTTTCAGACAAAGTCAAAGGCGAACAAATCAGAAATGACATTCGTNCTTATGGCAAATCGGTAGGNTTCACAGATGAGGAATTATCCCAAGTCTATGACTCTCGCCAAGTCCTTACTATTCACAAGGCTATGATGTACGACAAACTAGTTAAGTCAAAGCCAGGTATGAAGAAGAAAGTTTCTAATGCACCCAAGATGGTTAAGTCTGGTGCAAAAGTAAAACAATCGGTAACGGACAGAACAAAAAAACAAATGCAAAGGCTACAGCAAACTGGTTCAGCCAGAGATGCGGCAGCTTTATTTGAAAACTTATTATAACAAGGACATTTAAAAATGGCAGAATTTAGAACGTATACTGCGNTAGGTCAACGTGAGGATTTATCNAACACGATTTACAATATCGCTCCAACAGAAACTCCTGTAGTTTCTTCAATTGGNAAAACNAANGCAACAGCAACTTATCATGAATGGCAAACCGATGATTTAGCAGCAGCCAGTGCGGCTGGCTTAATTGAGGGTGCTGATGCAAGTGGTGCTTCTGATACTCCTACCACTCGTGTAGGTAACAGAACACAAATTCAAGGTAAAACAGTACACATCTCTGGTACTCTTGACGCAGTAGATAAAGCAGGTCGTAAGACAGAAACAGCTTATCAACTAGCTAAAGCAGGACAAGAGCTTAAACGAGATATGGAAAAAACCATTCTTGGTAATGTAGCACAAAGTAATGGTACTGCTGGTTCAGCAGCTAGACTTCTTGGTTCTATACAAACATGGCTTGGCACTAACTTTGTTACTATGACAGACGGTGTTGCTCCTGTAGGCTCTAACGGTACAGCCGCTAGAACAGAAGGTGCTACTGCTTCTGCATTTACAGAAGCAAAACTTAAAGAATGTGTTAAATCATGTTTTGAAAATGGTGGTAATCCAACTCTATTAGTTGTTCCTCCAACACAAAAACAAGTAGTATCAAGCTTTCCTGGTATTGCTGAACAGCGTTATGCTGCTCCAAGTGATAAGCAAACTACTATCATGGGTGCCGCAGATGTGTATCTCAGCGATTTCGGGACTTTATCTGTTGTACCTGACAGATTTATGACTGCTGATACATCACCAGCTGCGGAACAAGCATTAGTGCTTGACCCTAGCATGGCATCTATTGCTACACTTCGCCCATTCCAGTCTAACCTATTGGCTAAATCTGGTGACAGCGAAAAACATCAAATGCTTGTTGAGTACACTCTTCAAGTATCTAATGAGAAAGCACACGGTATCGTTGCTGACCTCGCAGTTTAATTAAGTTTAGACATTAGTATTGCCCCTTCGGGGGCAGTATTATTAAGGATACATATGGAAACACTGAATAACAAATTAAGAAAAACAGAGATTAGAAAATCTAAAAAACACGACACAGCTAATGGTGCTGTCATAGAGGTAGCACAAGATGTTACAGGTATTATAGAACAGAACAAACAAGAATATAACAACAGCAGTACCACATGGGGTGAAGATGTATTTGACAATAAGATAGCATCCATTCCATTTACTGTCATTGACTCACTTAATCAGAAAGGCATTATGCGTGGATTCCACGTTCTTGATATGCCTAAATTTAAAGCATGGTTAAATGACCCAGACAACCGATTCTTTAGAACAAAACAAGGCAGAGTATAAATGGCTTTCTTTACTGACTACACAACGCTACAAGCAACTATAGCGAGTTATCTAGCTCGTAATGACCTGACAGATGTTATCCCTGAATTTATTAGATTAGCTGAAGACAGATTAGGCAGAGATTTACGTATAAGAGAAATGCTCAAGGTTGTAAAGACTACAACTACAGGCGGTGATAGCACAGTAGAAATGCCAGCAGACTTTCTTTCTATGAGAGATTTGCATATATCATCTTCCAACCCAATACAAACCATAACTTACCAGTCACCTAGCAACTTCTTTAGGAACACAAGGGCATTAGTAACAGGCTTGCCTAACTTTTACACAGCACTAGGTAGTGAGTTTAGGTTTGCTCCTATTCCTGCTGGAGAGTACACATTACAAATGTTGTATTACTATCAGCCTGAATACTTGAGCTCAACAGTTTCATCAAACCTTTGGTTAGCATATACGCCTGATTTACTGCTTTACGCAGCACTTGGTGAAGCAGAACCATTCTTGATGAATGATGAACGAATTGGCACTTGGGCAGCAATGTACGACAGGGGTGTTAATTCATTAACTAAATCAGACGATGAGGGGGAGTTCCCTGCTCATCCTATGTCAATAACTTTAACTACGAGGTAATTTATCATGGCAGATATGTCAAATGTATTAGAAATAGCTTTACTTAACTCAACACTAAATGGTGCATCTTTTACTGCAGTAGATAATCCGTATGTATCACTATGGACTACTGACCCAACTGATGCAGAAACAGGAACAGAAGTGTCTGGTGGTTCATACGCTAGAGCAGTTTCATCGTTTCCTACAGCTACAACTAACACCGTAGCTACAGACGCTGATGTTACTTTTGCAACAGCTACCGCAACTTGGGGTACAGTAGGTTGGATTGGCTTACACAGTTCGGCAACAGGAACTGGTAACATGATATATCACACCGCATTAGATGCTGCGAAGACTATTGACACTGGTGATGTATTTAAGATTACAGCAGGTAATTTAACAGTAACATTAGACTAGAGGAATAACACATGGCTCTTATCGTAAAGGATAGGATAAAGGAATCTACCA